CTTCTTTTGCATGTAAATTAGTCTCGGGTAGATGCGTCTATGAAACCCCCCAAGACAGTGTTGGCTGGAAGAAAACGCCATTCATGACGATTGATCCACAAGACGCCTTAGCTTCACTGCGTCAATGGCAGTTGGAGCAAGACAATTCAGGACGATTCCGTGTTTACAGGGATCAACATGGGCAGATTTACCACTCTGTCACCCATATTCTGAAGCACACAGCCCCTCAATCACAGAAAGATGCATTGGAGCGTTGGTCCAAAAGAGCAGGCAGTGGTTTGGAGCGTGACCTTGCCTGTGATCGCGGGACCATTGCTCATGAGCACTGTGAATATGTTCTCAAGACAGCAGCAAAGCTGGCCCGTCAAAGTGCCAACAAGAAAGGAGCGTGGAAGGTTTGGGATGATGGTTTGGCACGTCCTCCAAAAGCCATCACCGCCTGGGCACTTAAGAAGTCGAGCAAAGGAGCGCCGAAAGTTGCATGGCCCGCCCGTGAGTACGCCAGAGGTTTATCCGACTGGTTGGTAGGTGGAACGGTAACGGCCATTCATGCCAGTGAATTTAGTGTTAGTAGTGACGATGGGTTTGCTGGAACGGCAGATGCGTTAATTGATACGCCATTAGGTTTGACGATTTGTGATTTTAAGACAAGTAGCCGTGAGGCTGATAAGCCAGAGGCATGGCTAAAGGATCACCAAGACCAGCTTGGTGCATACAGTCTTGCCTTACGAGAACGATCTGGTCTGCGTTGTACTGCTGGAGCGGTAGTTATTGCAAAGTCAACAGGTTCAGTGCAGTTACGGATGCTGACTGAATTAGAGCTACGAGGTTGCGAAGCAAGATGGACCGAACGAAACAACCTATATAAGGAGATGTTATTGAACGGAGAGGTTATGTGATGGAGGAAGCGTTAGACGAGATCTATCGCGGTAAAAGTAACGTAGCCGTCAAAGCAAAAGAACTAGGCATTTCAACGGAAGAATTGAAGCGCCTAGTTCGTGATTACATATTGGAGCGTCCGTTAGACACGAACGATTCTGATGTTTGGAGCGGGGATGTGGAGTTAGGTTGGCCCTGGAATTAGGTTATAAGCTGTTTAAGGTGTTGGGTCAAAGTTTAATTCGTTTTCAAGCTGAGGGATGACTTCATCTTCCAAGAGAGAACGCATTGAATGAGTCAAGTGTCCATCCATTTGATGACGATTATTTTCACGGTTAATGACACCTTTAAGGATGTCAAGTGCGCGTTGAATTTTGTCGCACTCATATTCTTGTTTAGGTTGGTAGTGATACATCACCATTCGACTTCCTCTGAGAGTTGTGCAAGTTTTTGTAGTGATTCAAGACTATCCATCTGGCGTTCACCAGCTGCATAAATTGGATCGTTTGTACCTGTGGCACGATCCATATCTTGTTCAACAAGT